AGGTGTCGTCCGAGATCCGGGTCATCGGCTACCTGGAGGACTCGCACCGTACGTATGACTGGTACGTACAGGAACTGAAGAAGCACCCGTATACGTGGGGCAAGGACTTCCTGCCGCACGACGCGCGGGCGAAGTCGCCTGAGAGTGGGCGCAGCGCCGAGCAGATACTGGCGGCGCTGGGGTGTGACGTCGAGATCGTGCCGGACATCGGGCTAGAGCAGGGCATTGCCGCCGCTCGCCTGATGTTCCCGCGCGTGTACTTCGACAAAGAGCAAGCCGGGCACCTGTTTAACAGGCTCGGGCGTTACCGCCGACGCATCAATCAGGCGACGAACGAACCGGGCGCACCGGAACACGACGAGAACAGTCACGGGGCGGATGCGTTCCGCTACTTGGCCGTCGCGGAGACCGAGTTGCGCAACGATAAGAAACTGAGCGGCGATCCTTACGCGGCATTCCGACGAGCATATGGCTAAAGCGAAGAAGTCAAAAAAGGATCTGCTGACGCGCATCCGCGAACGCTATAAAGCGATGTCGGAAGCGGACCAGGAGAACCGTCGCCACGCGATGGAGGATCTGAAGTTTGCACTCGTCCCCGGTGAACAGTGGGACGACAAGCAGAAGACGGACCGCGGCCTTCGCCCGTGCTACGAGTTCAACAAGATTCGCGTCACCGGCAAGCGCATCGTGAACGACATGCGCGCCAACCGCCCGCAGGGCAAGGTGCGCGCCGTGGAGGATGGCGACAAGGCGTCGTCCGAGGCGCTCGCGGGCTTGGCGCGCAACATCTGGCACGTCTCGGATGGCGATACCGTCATCGACTACGCCGGCGAATATCAGGTATTCGCCGGAATGGGTGCCTGGCGCGTCGTCCTCGACTACGCGAACGATGACGTATTCGAGCAGGACATCCGCGTCGAACCGCTGCGCAACCCGTTCTGCCTGTACTCCGATAACACGGCGTCGGACCCGATCAAGCGCGACGCAATGGACTGGATCGTCACCGATCGCATCCCGCGCGCCAGCTACGAACGCAAGTACCCGAAGGCGGAAGTGATCGAGTGGGAGTCGTCCGAGTTTGACGATGACGCCGACTGGGTGTCCGAGGATAGCGTCCGCATCTGCGAGTATTGGTACAAGGAACCCGTAGAGCGCACGCTGTTGCTGCTTTCCGATGGCAAGACCGTGCGCGAGGATGAGTTAACCCCGGAGCGCGTCGCGGCACTGACGGCGGCGGGCATCACGGTCGTCAAGTCGCGCGTCTCGCAGGCGCACGAAATCTATATGTGCATCGCCTCGGGCGAAGACATCCTCGAGGGGCCGACCAAGTACGTTGGCAAGGAATTCCCGTTCGTTGTCGTGTACGGCGAATGGGTCGTGATCGACGGCAAGCCGAAGTGGTGCGGCATCACCCGGTTCGCGAAGGACGCGCAGCGGTCCTATAACGTCTCGCGCACGGCGATCACGGAGACGATCGCGGCGGCCCCGCAGGCTAAGTACCTTGCGACGCCCGACCAGTTGGCGGGCCTTGAGACGACGTGGGCGACGGCACACAAAGAAAATATGCCGTTCCTGCTGTACAACGCCGACCCCAAGGCACCGGGTCCGCCGATGCGCATGGGCGGCGCGGAAGTGCCGGTTGCGCTGATTCAGGAATCGCAGCTTGCGTCCGAGGAAATCAAGTCGGTTACCGGCATCTTCGACGCCTCGCTCGGCAACAAGAGCAACGAGCAGAGCGGCATCGCGATCCGTTCGCGCCAGGCGCAGGGCGAGATTGCGACGTTCAACTACGCCGACAACATGGCGAAGGGCATCCGCCGGACGTGGGAAATCCTGATTGACCTGATCCCCAAGGTCTACGACACGCAGCGCACGGTGCGCGTGCTGGGCGTTGATGGTGCTGAAAAGTACCTGATGATCAACGGCCCCGACCCGCAGACGCAGGAGATCCGCGACATCACGCGCGGTAAGTACGACGTCGCGGTGACGACCGGCCCCGGCTTCTCGACGCAGCGCGAGATGGCCGCCGAGATTTATACCCAGATGATGCAGGCCAACCCGGCGCTGTTCCCGATTGCGGGCGACCTGATATTCAAGTCGATGGATCTTCCGTACAGCGACAAGATGGCCGAGCGCATGCAGGCCATGTTACCGCCGCAGATCCAGCAGATGGAGAGCGAGGGAAAGGCGATTTCGCCCGAAGCGCAGGCCGTGATGATGCAGGCGCAGCAGGCGCTGCAGATGGCCGAGCAGCAGTCGCAGCTTGTGCAGCAGGCCGCCGCCGAAGTGCAGACCGATCAGCAGGCGTCGGAGAAGGCCAAGGCGGAAGTAGCCGTGGCTGCGGCGAACCTCAAGGTTCAAGAGGCGATGTTGCAGAAGCAGGTGGCCGAGTTCAAGACGCTGGTCGCGGAGACGCAAGCGCAGATGGTCGAGCAGCGTCAGGCGGAAGTGGCCGACGACCACGAAAAAGCCAAGGCCGACCGCGAAACGCTGTCGAAGGCGGTGCCAGAGGCCATCGAGTTGCTGCAGGCGCAGGCGAACGCCGTCATGGAAGCGTCGGCGCAGGTTCTGCAGCAGGTGCAGGCCGTCGCGCAGATGCAGGCGCAGACGATCGCGCAACCCAAGCCGCGCATCGTCGGCATCAAGAAGCAAGGCCCCGGAATGATGGTCCCAATCTATGAAGATCAGGTGGTTCAGTAATGGCTATTCAGTTCTCGGTTGCAGTGCGTAACGCGCGACTTGACACCATCGAGTCAACCATCGGCGTCTCAGCGGTGCTGAAGATCCGAACCGGCGCAGCCCCCGTAAGCGTTGCGACCGCTGACAGCGGCACGGTCCTTGCGACGATGAACCTGCCGTCCGACTGGATGGCGGCGGCATCAGGCGGCGCGAAGGGGTACACCGCAACGTGGCAGGACGCGAGCGCGGATAACCCCGGCACTGCGGAGCATTTCCGTATCTACGCGAGCGACGGCACCACGCAGCACATGCAGGGCACCGTTACCGCGACGGGCGGCGGCGGCGACTTGCAGCTCGACAGCACGTCGATCACGGCCGGCCAGACCGTGACCATCACCGCGTTCACTCTCACAGACGGTAACGCCTAAGTGGCCGACAACGTAGGGTATACGCCAGGAATCGGCGCGTCCGTCGCCGCTGACGAGATCGGCGGTGTACTTCATCAGCGCGTCAAGCTCAGTATCGGCGCAGATGGTTCGGCGGTAGACGCCTCTGCCGACAACCCGCTGCCGACCGCAGCGTCGCGCGTCGAAGATGTCCTCGCGATGCTGAGTCGCGTCGTCAAGTTGCTGGAGTCAAACGCCGTCGTCGACCAGCAGCAGCGCCAGCGCATCTCGCTTGATGCAATTGCTGCCGGCCTTACGCTTGGCACCGTCACCACGGTCGGCACCGTGACCGCCGTGACCACCGTTAGCACGGTAGCCGCGCAGACTGCGATGGCCGGCATGGATCGCGAAATGTACATCAACACCGCGAAGCAGACGTATGCCAACAGCATCCGGCTGCAACTGCAATTCACCTGAGCCTAAATAATGCCCGCACTAAACAAAAACACTCTGACGCAGGCCGTAGACCTCCCGACGTGGGAGTGGACGCGATTCGCGCCTGCGGTGTCGTCTGCGGTGTCGTCTGCATGCTCTGCGGATAACAGCGACTTTCTGCAGTCCGAGCATGGGCGGTACATCTATTACCTGATCTCGTCGACGCAGTTCGTCCGCTACGACACTTGGACGGACATGTATCAGCAGCTTGCGTCGCCTGCGGTGGCTCTGGCGTCGTTCTCGTCGATGAAGTTCTCCGGTGCATACGGGCCAGAGGGCAACGTCCTCGCGGCGACCTCGACCACGCTGACGGTGCCTGCGGTCACGCAGCAATCGCTGAAGGGCTACGACGTCAGCATCGTGTCGGGCACGGGCGCGGGCCAGCGTCGCACGATCACGGGCGTGGCCGAGCCGGTTGTCGCTGATCTCGGCGTCGTCACTGCAGTGAACAACGTAATCGGCGCTCTCACGCTGACGGACAGCACAAAGACTTGGGTCGTCAACCAGTTCGCCGGATTCACGGTGCGAATCTCGGGTAACGCCGGTGTCGGCCAAGTTCGCCGCATTCTGTCGAACAGCGCGACTGTTCTGACGCTTGGCGACACCACGCAGATGAACAAGTTCTATCACAACCCGGCGATCTTCGCGCCTGCGGTCGTGTCCACTGCGGGTTCGCAGAGCGCGTATCAGATCGAGTCGCAGGTACTCACGGTCGATACGGCTTGGGGCACGACGCCGGATTCCACGTCGGTGTTCCGCATCGCTTCGGGCATCGTGATGCTTGCGTCGGGCAACGCCGCTGCGCCGTTCTACACGCAGCAGGCGTATGACATTATCACCGATACTTGGTACATCCTCGGCTCGCAGTCGGGCTTGCTGGTGTCCGCCGCGACGGACCTCAGCATTGAGCGCACGACCGAGAATGCGTCGATCTGGGCGCGCGGCACCGCAACGGCAGGCACCGCGACGACGCTCGTCGATGGTTCGCGCGGAGTCGATTCCGCCGTATGGCGCACGAACCAGTGGGCGGGATACTGGGTCTACGTGTTCAGCGGCACGGCGGCGGGCCAGATGCGCCAGATCGCCAGCAATACCGGGACCACGCTAACGTGGGTCGCCTCTGGCACCGCGCCTGACACGACCAGCCGATACATGATCATCGGTTTCGATGCGGGTACTGCCACCTCGGGCGCGTCGACTACGCTGACCGACTCGGGGAAAACGTGGACGGTCAACCGCTGGGCAAACTACGCGGTGCGTATCCTGTTCGGCACAGGCGCGGGTCAACTGCGGCCCATTGCGAGCAACACCGCGACTGCGCTGACGGTTGTCTCCGCGTGGACCACCACGCCGGATTCGACCAGTGTCTATGCCATTCAGGGCGACCCCGACAAGCTCTACATTTTTGCAGCCGGTCACGGATCGATTCCGATCCAGAATATCGAGTCCGGCGTTGCAACATTCGGGCGGCAGGTCGACTTTGGCATCGCCCGCATCGCGTCCGCGACGGTAGCGGGGCATCTGCCGGTGGCCATCGCGTCGGTTGCGAACGCCTCGACGACCGCGACCGTGACCACGGCACACCCGCACCAGTTCAAAATTGGCGATCTGGTGACGGTGCGCGGCGCGACGGATGCGAACTTCAACGTCAGCGCCGTCGCAATTGCCACGGTGCCGTCGACGACGACGTTTACCTACACGATGGCCGGCACGCCTGCGTCAACCACGATTGTCAGCGCGCAGACCACCAGCATCCTGGTCGACGCTTCCAAGAACTGGACGGTCAACGAACACGCGGGCCGCACGGTTCACATGTACACCGGTGCCATCACCACCGCGTCGGGTGCTGCAACGGGGCAGGCTGTCCGCATCGCGTCGAATACCGCGACGACCCTGACCTTTGTGGTCGCTGCAACCGCGCCGACCAACGGCGTCTCGCGCTACTCGATTGCAACCTCGACCGCTATCGGAGCGTTTGATCAGGGCATCGCTACCGGCACGCAGAGCGCGACGACGCTGCAGGATACGACCAAGGTAGGCTCGTTCACTGTCGCGAACACCAGCGGCAGCGCCTTGATCACGGTCAACGCGGTCGGTTCGGGACAGCTTTACGTCGGTCACGCCGTCTCTGGCACTGGCATCCCGGCGGGCGCAGTCATCGCCGCTTTCGGCACTGGCACGGGCGGCATCGGCACCTACACCCTGTCGATGAACTGCACGTCGACCAATGCCAGCATCACGATGGCGTCGGGCTGGGTAGTCAACGCCTACGCCGGCAAGCGAGTTCGCTTTCTCGGCACCAGCGGCCCCATTGAAATCGCCATCGCGAGCAACACGAATAACACGCTGACGTTCGCCTCTACGACCGCGCCTGTCACCCTGCAGACGGGCTACGCGATCGTTGAAGGCACGGTGCGCGGTGCTGGGACGGTGGCCAATTGGGCATTTGGCACCAGCGATGCGGCGCTGCGGGGGCGGTACATCTACGTCACGCGCGGCGGAGGAATCAACGGTTTCGACCGGGTTGATCTTGTGGCCGACCGCGTGAGCCTGATGATGACCTCGCCGCTGACCGAAACGCTCACCACGGGCACGATGGCAGCCTATGACGGCGGCGACCGGATCTACTTCCACAAGGACGCGACGCAGCGCGTCTATTCGCTCGATGTCGTCACCGGCAAGATCAACGGCGCGAGCATGTACCCCTATGCCGCGCCGACGGCCATCCTCGGCAACCGCATGGAAATCTTCGTCACCAAAGACGGCCTGAAGTACCTGTGGCTGAACCGGGCGAGCTTTGCAGAGTGTTTCCGCTGCCTCGCGTTCTGGTAGCAGATTCATCGTTGTTCGCCTGACCCTCGGTTGGGTCGGAGGTAAGGCGCGATGACCCTGCTGACCCTTTTATCGGACGCCCAAAATGTAAGCGGCACGCTTGGCACGCTTGCCAAGACGCTCGACGATGCCACGACGCGCACGGGCGTCGCGCTGCCGCTGCTGTTCACGTCCGGTGCGTACAGCAACGCCACCGGCACAGTCGCGGCAGGCAGCGGGGCGGTTACCGGGTCGCTCTCGGTCACGCTCGATGGCGTAACGAGTGCCGGCACCGGCACCGTGCGCGTCTCTGGCAGCCTCAGCGCCACGCTAGGCGCAGTGGCGCTCTCAGGCACAGGCGCCGTCTCAAGCGGCCCCAATGGCTCGCTAGCGGCCACGCTGGGCAATGTCACGGCAGCGGCGACCGGCACCGTCACGGGCGTCGGCACGGCTCCCAAGCCCGAGCAGCCGTCGGGCGGCTACGGTGCGCAGAACGAATACAACGCCGCACGGCAGCGCAGGAAGCGCCGTAAGCGTGATGAAGACGAGTCAAAGCCGCCCGATTCCCTCTCCATCGTGGCGCAGGCAGGGCCGGGGTCGTCTGATGCTACCCAGACGGCCCCGGCTGCTGACCTGGAGTTGGTGCGCCAGTTGGTGGCGTACTGGTCCGGCGAGGGCGACCGCGAGCGACTGAACCGACGCGCGCAACGCGCACTGGACTACGCCCTGCGGGCGCAGTCGGTGTTGGCGATGCAGCTCTTTGAACGTGAACTGGCCCGGCAGATGGAGGAAGACGCCGACATGCAGGCGCTCCTGCTGATCCTGGCCGACGACTAAACCCGACTTGGGGCGGTTCCCCATGCCAAAGACGCCTTAATCGGCGCTGTTCCAACTATGACTGATGACAACCTTCAGGACGCAAGTCCTGCCGAGGGCGCTCCCGCTTTGCCTGTCGAAGCGGAACAGGTCGCAACGCCCACGACCACCGACGAGGCGACGGAAGCATCGCCCGCTGACGATGCCAGCACACCAGCGCCGAAAGGCGTCGGAAAGCGCATCGATGAACTGACACGGAATTGGAGAGAAGCCGAAAGGCGTGAAGCCGCGTTGCTTGAGATGCTACGTGCGCGGGAGACCCCAGAGGTCGCCCCCGCCGCGCCAGCCGCTCCGGTGAAGCTGCCCACGCTCGCGGACTTCGAGTACGACGAAGGCAAGTATCAGACCGCGTTGATTGACTTCACGCGCGCTGAAGCAAGGCGAGAAGCTGAGAGCGTTCTGAAGGCAGACCGCGACCGGCAGAGCGCCGAGGCTGCAGCGCGGACGTGGCAAGAACGCGCGGCCGACTTTGCCAAGAGCAAGCCTGACTACGAGGAACGGGTCACCGACCCGTCACTGCCGATTTCAAAGGCAATGGCGAAGGAGATCCAGACCAGCGAGATCGGGCCGCAGATTGCGTATCACCTGGCGGAAAACCGGGCGCTGGCGAAGGAAATCGCTGCGTTGCCGGAGTCCGCTGCGGCACGCGCAATCGGTCGCATCGAAGGCGCTCTGCTCGCTCAACAGTCGGTGGCGAAAGCCCCGGCCCCAAGACCCGCTGTCAGTCAAGCACCGCCCCCTCCGCCGCGTATCGAGGCAGTCGAGCCCGAGGTCAGCAAAGACCCGGACCAGATGCCCGTCAACGAGTGGCTGAAGTGGCGCAACAAACAACTTTCAAGAAAAAAGGCTTAAAGCACCATGCCCAATAACATTCTCACCCCGACCATGATCACGCGCGAGGCTCTGCGCGTCCTTCATGGCAAGCTGTCGTTCATCGGCAGCGTTAATCGCCAGTACGACGACCAGTTCGCCAAGACTGGCGCGAAGATCGGCAGTTCGCTGAATATTCGGATGCCGTCCAAGTACACCGTCCGCACCAACGCGACGCTGACCGCGCAGGATCACGTCGAGCGTTCGACCCCGCTGACGGTCTCCAGCCAGTACGGCGTCGACGTGTCGTTCACGACCGCCGAATTGACGATGAACCTCGATGACTTCAGCAAGCGCATCATCACCCCGGCGATGGCGCAGCTTGCCGCGAAGATCGAGGCCGACGCGCTGACCGTCGCAAAGAACAGTGTCGCCAACTTCGTCGGCACGACCTCGACCAGCATGACCTACCTGCAGTTCCAGCAGGCGGGCGGCGTGCTGACCGACAACCTGTCACCGTATGGCGACCGCACGACCCTGCTGCGAACTCTGGATCGCATCAGCTTCAGCGATGCGGTGAAGGGCCTGTTCCAGTCGTCCGAGAACATCTCGCAGCAGTACCGCGAGGGTGTTGTGGGCTACACGGGCGGCATGGAAGTGGCGGAGTCCACGTTCCTCCCGCGTCACACGCGCGGCTCGTTCGCGGGTTCGGCGCTCACCACGGGCGCGGCCATCGGCACCTCGACCACGGCGAATGTCTGGGCCTCGCAGACGGCGCTGACCATCGACACGGCGACGTCGACCACCGCGCTCGCGGCTGGCGACATTATCACCGTGTCAGGCGTGTTCGATGTCCACCCGGAGACGAAGGTCAACACCGGCGTCCTCAAGCGGTTTGTCGTGCAGTCGGCGGTGACCTTCACCACGTCGGCGAACACCTACACGGCGACCGTCGTGCCCGCGATGATCTACGGTTCGGGCAACGCCTTCCAGAACTGCGTGCTGTCGGGTGTCTCTGACACTGACAACAACACGGTGACGGTGTTCGGCGTGGCGTCCACCAGCTACGGCCAGTCGCTTGCGTATCACAAGGATGCCTTCGTCTTCGCGACGGCCGACCTCGTGGACGTGTCCGAATATGGCGCGTGGGGCGCTCGGCAGAGCATGGATGGCATCTCCATGCGCATCGCCAAGCAGTACGCGATTAGCACGGACACGGTGCCTTGCCGCATCGACGTCCTGTGGGGCTTCGCGCCGCTCTATCCGGAACTGGCGGTCCGGCACTTCACGGCTCTGACGTGATCTAACGGGGGCGGGCCATCCGGCTCGCCCCCTCTTTTTGGAGGTAGCATGGCTTTTAAGAAACGGGAACCTGACGGAAAGAAGAATCGACTTTGGGCCTACATCGCGACGCCTGCCTATGACGGCAAGGTCAACAGCGAATATGCCCTGTCGATCGCACAAGGGATGCAGGCACTGACCCTATACGGGATCAACGCCACCGTGGCCGTAATGGGCAATGGAGCCTTCATCGACCTTGCGCGCAATGCTTTCGTGCGCATGTTCCTGAAAACGGAATGCACGCATCTCTTTTTTATCGACTCGGATTTGGAGTTTGAGCCGCACGCGATGGCCGCGCTGATTGGTGCAGGCAAGCCGATCTGCGCCGGGCTGTACCGGCGTCGCCAGGAACCGGAAGACTATCCGGTGCGCTGGGTGAATCATCCCGAGCAGGGCGGCCTTTGGGTGGAGGAAGACCGCTGGCTGATGTGCGACCGGGTGCCGACCGGGTTCCTCTGCATCGAGCGCAAGGTCATTGAGGAAATGGCGGCGGACTCGCTGAAGCTGAACCTGCCCGGCAAGAACGAGCAGGGCACGCCACGGCTGTTCTATACGTTCGTGAACGAGGACAACGCCTACGTGGGCGAAGACTTCGCGTTCTGCGAGGACTACAAGAAGAAGTATGCCAAGCCGATCCCGGTGCTGATGGACCTGAACTTCAAGCACGGCGGTTACCAGTGCAACTTCTACCACTACCTCGAGCGTGAGGTAGACAAGGAAAAGCTGCGGCTCGCGAATGAGGAAGCGAACCCGTCCGGCATGGTCGAAGCCCTGACGAGTGCCGCATGAGCTACGCAGAACTGTTGCTCGGTTGCGGTAACGCACGGGACAAGCGTATCAAGTTCAACCTCGTTAGTGACGAGTGGCAGAACCTGACGACGCACGACATCGACCCCGATTCCGGCGCGGACGTCATCCACGACCTCGACGTGCTGCCTTATCCGTGGGCGGATAACTCGTTCGATGAGATCCACGCCTACGAGGTCATGGAGCATTGCGGCTCGCAGGGCGATGCCAAGTTCTTTTTCGCCCAGTGGGCCGAGCTGCATCGCATCCTGAAGCCGGGCGGTTTCTTTGTCTGCACCGTGCCGGCGTGGGATTCGCAGGTTGCCTGGTGCATGCCGGACCACAGGCGGGTGATTGCCGAGGGCAGCATCGCGATACTCGATCATCGGTACTACGACAACCTCGGCACGCCCGAGGGCAAGGGCAAGGCCGACTATCGCAAGGTGCTGGGTGCTACGCACTTCCAGTGCATGGCGCACACGCTGACGGCTGAAAACTTCGGCTTCGTACTACAGGCAGTGAAATGAGCATCAGCAACAGTCAGTTAATCAGCGACTCGCTCGGCCTCTTGGGCGTACTGCAGGAGACCGAGGTCATGACGGCCGAGCATGGCCTGCGCACGCTGAACGACCTGATGGCCGATTGGGAACAGGACGGCATCGATCTTCAGTACTTCGAGCAGTCGTCGCTCCCCGAGGACGCGCCAATCCCGAATCATGCCGTGATGGCGGTCAAGTATTACCTCGCGATGGCGCTCGCGCCGTTCTACGCGAAGCCGGTGCCGCCCGAGTTCCTGAGCATCGGCGCGGAGAAGTACGCCCGCCTGCGGCGCGATGCGGTCAAGCAGTACGTGCGCCCGACGGACCTGTCGCACTTGCCGGATGGTTCTGGCTGGGGCGCTCGATACGACATCATGTCGGATAGATGATGCTGCCTCTCCCCGTTCACTCTTACGGCCTCAACGCGAGGTCGGCGGCTTCTGCGCGCCTGGTGAATGTGTACGCCGAGGCTGGCCCGCAGGGCGGCAAGTCGCCCGTGATCCTGCGCACGGTGCCAGGCATCCGCGCGCATGCCACGCTGAACGGCGGCGCTCGCGGGATACACGCCTGCAAGCTGGGCCTGTTCGCGGTCGCCGGGAACAAGCTGTATCGGCTGGACGCGGGCGGTCCGGCTGAAGTCGGCACCGTGCCCGGCCTCGGTCGCGTGTCCTTTGCCGACAACGGCACTCAACTGGTGCTGTCAACGGGTGGGACTGCCTATGTGTACACAGCGGCTCTTTCACCGATGGCCGACGCGGACATCGTCACTCGTAATCCCGGCGTCTGCGCGTTTCTCGACAGTTACATCGTGTTCGTCGATGAAGGCTCGGGCCGCTTCTTCTCGAGCGACCTGTCCGACGCGACGGCTTACGACGCGCTTGACTTTGCCACAGCCGAAGCCGCCCCAGACAACCTTATCACTCTGGCAGTAGACCACCGGCAACTTGTGCTGGTCGGCGCGCAGACGGTCGAGCTTTGGTATAACGCGGGCGCGACGGGCTTCCCGTTCGAGCGCGTCCCCGGCGGCGTGATCGAGATCGGCGGGGCGGCCAAGTACGGTATCGCCAAGCAGGACAATTCTGTGTTCTGGCTGGCGTCGGACCGCACGTTCCGCCGGTTGAACGGTTCGACCCCGGTTCGCGTCAGCACGCACGGCGTCGAAGAAAAGTGGCGCGACTATGCCCGCGTGGACGACGCGCAGTGCTTCCCGTTCAATACGATGGGGCACCTGTGCATCGCGGTTCGCTTCCCGTCCGAGGGCGCGTGCTGGGTCTACGACGCCAGCACCAACGAATGGCACGAGCGGGAGTCCTACCTCGACTTGCCGTGGCGCGTGTCGGCGTCGGTCGAGTGGCAGGGCCTGACCTACGTTCAGGACGACGCTAGCGGCTCTGTGGGCGTCCTCGACGGGGAGACATTCACGGAGTGGGGCGAGACGCTGCGGGCTGAGTGGACCTATACGGGCGTCTGGGACGGCGGCCGGCGCGTGTTCCATCAGGAGATGGAGCTGGGCGTAGAGACGGGCGTCGGCCTGCCCACCGGCCAGGGTAGCGACCCGATGGTGTCGCTCCATATCTCGGACGACGGCGGGCGTACCTATCGGTCGATCACGGTCAAGAGCATCGGCCGGATGGGCGAGTACAAGCGTCGCGTGCGCTGGCACCGCCTCGGCTCCGCGTCGCATCGCGTCTACAAGGCGTCGTTCTCTGACCCTGTGCCGCTGACGGTATGGGATACGCAGTTGCGGGCGTCATGAGCGGCATCGAGCGCGTACCGCTTCCGCCGATCCCTGACGGCCCGATCACGGGCGCGATGCTGCGAGACATCTTGTCGATCATGCAGCGCGACATGCTGCGATTCGCCGACGTGCGCAACGCGACGACCGACGAAGGCATCGTCGTCAGCGGCGGGGCGAACGGCTTTGCGCAGTTGTCCTACGCCGCTGGCGTACAGGACCGGGCGTTTCAGCCTCGCTACCAGCCGCCGGTTGCCACCAACCCTGGCGGCGCGACCACGCAGGTTCAGTTCAACGACGCGGGCGCATTCGGTGGCGACGCTGGTCTAGCGTTCAACAAGACGACCAACGTGCTGCAGCTCGGCGAGTCGGGCACGGCGGGCAAGTTTGAAGCCCCGAGCCTGTCGGGCGCATCCGGCCTCGCGCTGACCGTGGAGGCGGGCGATACGTCGTTCAGCGGTGGCACTGGCGGCGCGCTGACGCTGCGAGCCGGGACACCCACGGCGGGGCCGGGCGGCCTCGTGCTGTTAGAGGCTACGGCCGGAGTCGGGTCTAATCGCGCGGGCGGTGGCCTGACGATCAACGGCGGGGCTGCAACGGGTTCGGCGAACGGTGGTGCCGTTACCATCACCTCAGGCGCATCGCCTGGCGGATCAGCAGGGACGCTGTTCCTTATTGCCGGAACTTCCGCGACCGGAACTTCGGCTGGCGTCGTCATGAACGGCGGTGCCGGGACTGACACTGCCAGCGGTGGAGGATTTGCGGCGCAAGCGGGCGACGGCGGCCCCAATGGCGGCGCTGGCGGCCTCTGCAGCTTCGTGAGTGGCAACGCATTTGGCACCGGCGACAACGCAGGCGCTATCACGTTCACAGCAGGCTATTCGATTGACGCTGACGGTGGCAGCATTTCGTTCACAACGGGCGATGCGCTGGTAGGCCAGATCGGAAATATCAATTTCACCATCGCGAACGGGTCTGGCGGCAGCGGCGGCACCGTGGGCACGCTGGTCTTTACGGGAGTTCCCACAACTGGGTCGGCCGGCGCGATTGCGGGGTATCTGGTCGTGACCATCGACGGCACTAGCCGAAAAATCCCGTATTACGCCACATGAAGACGCGCGTTATCGAAATCAGCGCCAAAGTGTGCGCCCTCCAGGCGTTCCTCGGCGACCGTTGGAGTACGTTGGAGCGCGGAACGCTGGACGCCATGACGAAGCGAGCGGACGCCCTTAGCGCGCCGCCGGTCCCTGAGGTTGGCAAAGTCCCGCCCGAGCCGGTTGCTGAGGTTGTCCTCGAGTACAACCGCGAAGGCGTAAAGCTCGTGGACAAGATAGAACTTGTTTTCGGCGACAACCCGGACACCAAGGAAATAGAAACCCAGTGGCGCAAGAAGCGCGCCGGGAAGCGTGATGGCTAGATATTCGCGCACTCACCTGACCGGCAGCACGTCGGGCCGGCCGATCCCAGTTGCCGCCACGGCGACGCCTGGCACGCTGATCCACACGGCGACCGCAACGGCGGCCGACTACGACGAACTGTGGCTGTGGGTGTCGAACGTCACCGGCACGGCGGCGACGCTCACCCTTGAGTGGGGCGGCGTCACGGACCCAGGTCAATTGCTTGTCAAGGCTTACAGCGTGTCGGCCAACAACGCGCCGATTCTGGTCTCTAACGGCCTCACGCTTAACGGTGGCGTCGTCGTTCGTGCCTTCAGCGGCACGGGTGCGGCGCTGAACATCACCGGATATATCAACAGGATCACAGCATGATCGGTGCATTAATTGCGGGCGCTTCCGTCGTCAGCGGCCTCCTTGGTTCCAGTTCCTCGCGCAGTGCCGCGCGTGCGCAGCAGCAGTCGGCGGACGCCGCGACGGCCGAGCAGCGTCGTCATTTCGACATCACGCAGCAGAACCAAGCCCCGTGGCTCGAAGCGGGCCGCAACGCGCTCGGCCGGCTGCAAGACCCCAATGCATTCCAGGCCGACCCCGGCTATCAGTTCGCGCGTCAGCAGGGCATGCAGGGCATTGAGCGCAGCGCGGCGGCTCGCGGTGGCGCGGCCTCTGGCAACGCGCTCAAGGCGCTGGCGCAGTTCCAGACGGGGCTGGCCGACCAGACCTACGGCAACTGGTGGAACCGCCAGGCCGGGCTTGCCGGCGTCGGCCAGCAGTCGGCAAACATGCTCGGGCAGTTCGGCCAGCAGTCGGCGAACAACATCGGCCAACTGCAGATGGCGGGCGGCGAGGCTCGAGCGAGCGGCATTCTCGGGCAGGCGAACAGCCTGTCGAACTCGCTCAATAGCGGGCTGAACAACTATCTGCTGTATCGCGGCGGAGCATTCGGCTAATGGCTGTCAACCAACTCATCGCACAGGGCTTGCGTCCCATTGGCGCGGATGCGCCGCAGATCGCCAACATGCTGCAGCAGATGCAGCAGCAGAAGCAGCAGAACGCGCTGGCGCGGCAGGAACTTGGTATCCGTTCTCAGAACGCAGGTGCCGTGCAGATGAATGCGCAGACCGCGGCGACGAATGCGCAGCGTGAGGCGACCAAAGAGCAATACGCCTACCTCGCCAACGTCGGCACCGCGCTCGCCAATGCCAAGACGCCAGAGGAATTCGCGATGCTCGCCGATCGCGTCACCGCGTCGCCGCAGTACCAGTCGATCCCCGATGCGCTGCCTCGCGAGCAACTGACGCCCGAAGTCGTGCGCGCGACGCTGCCTGAGGTGTTCGCGCGAGCTGGGATGCAGATGCCGCAGGCCCCAGTTCCGTTTGAGCAGACCGCCGACTACGCAAAACTGAAGATGCAGGGCGAGCAGGCGGCTGCGCTTGAGCGGCAGCGGGCAGGCAGCGCAATGCAGCTCGAGCGGACCCGGCAGGCCGGTGCAAAAACGACCGCCCCCGCCGCCCCTGCTGGCTATCGATACAAGGATGACGGAAGCATGGAGGCGGTCCCTGGCGGGCCTGCTGACGTTAAACTGAATCCGCCCAAGAAACTGAGCGACGCAAAAGATGTCCTCGGGATCATTGCCATCGCGGAACCGCTGCTCAACAAGGCAACGGGAAGTTACATCGGAACCGGCGTGGATAAGGCTGCGCAGGCTTTTGGCAAGTCCACGGGCGGCAGTGTGGCTATCTCTCAGCTCAAGGCGCTGCAGGCGGCGCTAATGCTCAAGATGCCGCGCATGGAAGGGCCGCAGTCGAACCTTGACGTTCAGCTTTACCGAGAAGCCGCCGGCACCATTGGCGACCCGACTGTCCCCGTCGAAAACAAGCGGGCGGCGCTTGGCGTCGTCAAGCAGATGAACGAGAAGTACACGGGAGGACGCACTTCTGGCGCGACTGGCGTCTGGTCCGTAGAGGAAGTGAAGTAATGCCCGTATTCCAGATCACGGCACCGGATGGGCGCAAGTTTCGCGTCACCGGGCCGGAAGGATCAACCAAGGAACAGGCGCTGGCGCAAGTTCAGCAGCAGGCGGAACGGCCGCAATCGGCAGAGGCTCCTGCAAGCCCGACTGACGGGGCAACTTTTGGCGAGAACTTTAGTGCGGGCGTCGGCAAGTCGTTTGTTGATACCGGGCGCGGAATCGGCCAACTGATTGCCGGCATCGGCGCGAAGGTAATGCCGTCGGTGTACCAGCCGATTGCCGACAACATACAGGCCGGGGTCGATGAAGCCACGCGCCTTGACGCTCCGCTGATGGCGACCGGCGGCGGTATTACAGGAAACATTGCCGGGCAGGCTGCGCAGTTTGCTATTCCTGGCAGTGCCGTTGCCGGCGGCGGCCTCAAGTTGCTTCCCCGTCTCGCGCGAGGCGCGGCGGCTGGCGCTGCCATTGCGAATACGCAGCCCGTGACCGGCGAGCAGACTCGCTTGGGCAACACAGCATTCGGCGCAGCCGGCGGTGCGGCGGGCGAGGGCATCGCGGCAGGGATTGGCCGGCTGGCGGCTGGCTCGTCTAACAAGATTTCGCCGGAAGTTCGCGCGCTTGCCAAACGGGCAAAGGATCTCGGCATCCCGCTTCGCGCAGAACAGGTCTCTGGAAGTCGGCCGCTGGCTGGTGTATCCGCCGCGCTTGATGCCGTCCCGTTCTCGGGCCGCGATGCGTCGCGCGACACGCAACGCCTTGCCTTCAATCGGGCTGTATCGCGCACGTTCGGCCAGAACACGGCAAATCTTAAGACGGCCGTGGATCAGGCTGAAAATGTGCTCGGTGCCAAGTATGACGCTGTACTGAAGAACCACGGCGTCAATGTTGACAACCAGATGCTGACCGACCTTCAGTCGGTAGCCAGCGCCGCGCGGAACGAAATGACGGATGCGCAGTTTTCCGTCATCCAACGGAACATCGACAACATCATCGGCAAGGTTGGCCCGAACAATCAGATAGACGCAGAGGCGGCTTACAACATCAAAAAGCTGCTGGATCGGATCGGGAAGTCGAGTGATTCCTCACTGGCAAATCACGCCCGCGATCTTCGGTCGGTCGTTATCCAGGCGCTAGACCGTTCGCTGCCTCCCGATGTCGCTCGGGGTTTCACCGAAACTCGCGCGCAGTACAAGAACCTTATTGACGTCCGCAAGCTGGTGAAGGCTGGCGCTGAAGGCAATGTCAGCCCCGCTGTATTGGGGAACAAGTCCGGCCTGTCGCCCAAGCTTAAGGAAATCGCCGACATCGGCGCACAGTTCCTGAAAGAGCCTTTCGGAAACAGCGGCACGCAGAACAGAACTGTCGGCCTTGGCATCCTTGGCGGGCTTGGCGCTGGCGCGATGTTTAACCCAGCACTGGCGATTCAAACTGCGGCGGGTGGCGCGACCATTGGCCGTGGGGCAAATGCGCTGCTGCAGTCGCCGGGCTTCGTGAACTACCAACTTGCCGGATCGAACACGCTCAGACGTTCGCTCCCCTACGCAAACGCGCTGTTACCCGCGTTTGGCGCGACTGGCGCGGTCGCGAGCCAGTAACTGCTTGAACCAGCCGGGCGGCGCAGCCCGGTACGCGATCTCGACCAGGGATCGCGACACAAACCGAAAGAGAAACACCACGAGCGGCGTTAGCGCCAGCGCGATGAACGTGGCTGTTCGCTGTTCCATTTTAGGAGCGTACCACAAGTGCTGTTTAGCGATCCTGTTACCACGCCAGTAGACGCCCAAGGCGACCCGTACCCCGGCGCAAAGGCGCACTTCTACCTCGCCGGCACCCTCACCCCGGCGACCGTCTACGCCGACGCGGGGCTGACCACGGCGCTCAGTAACCCCGTGGTGGCGAACGCCAGCGGCCAGTTCGTGCCGATCTACCTCGACCCCACGGTAACCTATCGGCGCATCCTGCGCGACGCTAGTGACGTGCTGTTGCGTGACAACGACAACATCAACACCGCGAGTCTGACGCAAGCATCGGTGGGACTGGTGCTGTTCCCGCGCTCGGCTAACGAGATCGCGACCAGCGTCACGCCGTCGAACTACGCTTATCCGGTGGGCGACATCCGCCGATATGGCGCGGTGAGCGGCGACGGCAACTGCGCGACGGCGTTCACCAATGCGCTGCTCGCGACCAACCATGTCACGGTGCCGGTCGGCGACTGGCGCGTGGATACCACGGTCGAGATCACCGAGAACCGCACCGTACGGCTTGAGGCGGGCGCAGTCGTCACCCGCTACAGCGCCTTCAGCGTGGCTACCACGCCCGTGTTCTGGCTCTCGTGGAGCCAGGGCGCGTTGATCGGCAGCGGCATCGGCTCACAGGTCAAGTCGCAGAACCGCGCCCCGGATGGCGTCGTGCTGATCGGCTTCACGTCGATGACCACGAGCTTCGGCCGGGACGTGCTGTATTGCACCGTCCGCGACGTACTGCTGCGCGGTTCGACCAACTACGGCCAGACGACGGGCAACCCGGATGCCTGCCTGAAGATCATCAACGCGCAGCTAGACGGAAAGGCCAGCTACTTCCACATCATCAGTAACGTGGTGTTCAACGCCGCAAACTACGGGCTGTGGCTGCAGGGCTGGGCGAACGGGTTGCAGATGAGCAACCTGCACTTTTACTGGATCGGGAACGACACGCTGGCGAGCAAGGCGGCGATCTTTTCGCAGGGCGCGCTTGATAACGCCTGCGCGGGCGTGTTCCACCACTTCAGCCCGAATACCCCGACGATCCGTATCGAGGACTACGACAACACCGCGACCTCTGGCGGGTCGCTTCACGTCACGAGTTACAGCAGCTACAGCAACATCGTCTGCGAACAGGACGGCGCGAGCGCCTACGCGCTGGTTGCAAATGCCACCTGCACCGCGTTCAAGAACTACATCCAGATCGTGGATAACGTGGCGCTGGCCTACAGCATCAGCAACAATTTCCGCGACGGCAACAATCTGATTTTCACGTCCACGGGCGCGCGGTTTGAGGATGTCCAGATCAGCGACGACCTGAGCGTCGGCGACGACGCCTCAGTGGCCGGCACGCTGACCGTGGCGCAGGTGAAAGACACCACCACCGCGCCGACCTACGGGGCATCGGTCGCGATCAACGCGGCGCTGGGTAATCACTTCGTGATCGTGGTCACGGATACCAGCGCCTTCACCATCGCGAACCCGACCAACCCGACAGCGGGCCAGATGATCAGCCTGAACATCCGCAACGGCTCGGGCGGGTCGATGGGCGCGATCACCTGGGGCGGCGACTTCCGCCTGTCAGCGTGGACGAACCCGGCGAACGGCTATAGCCGCAGCATTCAATTCCGCTATTACGGTACGACGTGGGTCGAGGAATCCCGTACCGCTGCCGACGTGCTGAACTGATGAGCGAGGAACGCATCACGTCCCTCGAGGACGAAGTTAAAGACCTGCGCATTTCGAACACCGATTTGCGCATTGCCAACGCCAAGCTGGCCTCGTCCATCGAGCATCTGGTGAAAGCCGTGGACGCGCTGACGCTCGTCGTGCAGTCGCAGCGTGACACGATGAACCAGGGGCGCGGCATTCTCGTTACGCTGATGTTTGTCAGCGGCTCCATCGGGGCGATCGTCGCGACGCTCATCAAGAAACTGTTTGGCGGCTGATGGAGACGCTACGCCAGAAGCAGAGCCGATTCGCGCGCCTTGTGCCTCGGCTAATCGACAAGGCGTATCTACTCGGATACGAGGTAACGCTAGGCGATGCATACCGTGACCCGCGCGTGCATGGCCCCATCGGCGTCAAGTTGGGATACGGGCACCGCAGCAGCGCGCACAAACAGCGCCTCGCGATTGACCTCAATCTGTTCAAGGCCGGCGCGTTCATGGAAGGCACCGAGGCGCATCGCGAGCTTGGCGAATACTGGGAAACCCTCGGCGGCTCATGGGGCGGTCGGTGGGGAGACGGAAACCACTACAGCATCGAGGTCGATGGCATCCGATGAAAGCACTGATTGACCTTTACCATTTGCACGGCACCAAGATCCTCGGTTTTGCACAGGTGACGGTCGCCGTGCTGGCGACGTCCACGGGGCTGTTCCCCGACATTGCGCTCAAGTGGCTGATGCTGACATCCGGTCTCCTGACTGCGTGGCGCGGCTATGTCAACAGCGCCGCTCAAAAGTAGACAGCGCACGGACGGGATTCCCAAGAGCTTCAAGCTGCTGGGCCACA